TTTCCCTACAATGATGGCAGATATATTGTTGTTTGTGGTAATTTACGTTTGCGAGCTTGCAAGGAGTTAGGTTATAAAGAACTGCCTTGTAAAATTCTGGCACCTGATACCCCCGTTAAGAAGTTGAGGGAATATGCCACTAAAGATAATGTCAATTTTGGTGAGAATGATTTGGACGTTATGGAAAACGAGTGGAATAAGGCGGAACTCCAAGATTGGGGCATCGAATTTGCCCCGGAGAAGAAAGAGGATGAATTTAAAGAGCGCTTCGATGCCATCACGGATGATACAGCCATTTATCCTCTCATTCCAAAGTATGACGAAAAACATGAGTTGTTTATCATCACCTCAAGTAATGAGGTAGATAGCAACTGGCTTCGTGAAAGGCTGGACATGCAGCACATGAAGTCGTACAAAACCGGGAAAATAAGTAAATCCAATGTAATTGATATAAAAGACGTTCGCCATGCCCTGCAAGATAGTAATACCAAGTCATAAACGCCATGACCGGGTGTTCGCTAAAAAGTTGGTGAACGATCCTATCATTTGCGTTGCTGAAAGTCAAGCTGACTTATATCAACAATTTAACCCGGAATGTGAAATTGTTACTCATCCTGACGACGTTATGGGCCTCATCCCGAAACGTAACTGGATGGCAAAGCATTTTGGAGAACTTTTCATGCTTGATGATGATGTCCATGCCTGCAAACCTATTTATGTGGAAAAAGGAGAACCTAGCCGGATAAAGGATAAAGATAAGATAACCAATATCATTCAGTCATTATTTGAGATGGCCAGTATGATGGATGTACATCTGTTTGGCTTCACCGCTCGGATATCGCCGGTAATGTATGATGAATCCGCTTTTCTTTCTCTTTCGAAAATGATAACCGGTTGCAGTTATGGAGTAATCTATAACAAAAACACTTGGTGGAATGAGGAAATACGTTTGAAGGAAGATTTTTGGATTTCTTGTTACATGAAGTACAAAGAACGTAAGGTTTTAACCGATTTGCGGTATAATTTTGAGCAAAAGAACACTTTTGTAAACGCTGGTGGGCTTGCTTCTATAAGGAATCAGGAAGAGGAACGTAAATCTATCCTCTTTATCAAAAAGAATTTTGGTGATAGTATTTTGCTAAAGAGTGCAACCACTAATGGGAAAGACAAAACAAAGCAGCTCGTTCAATATAATATATCATGCAAATTCAAATTCTAATAGTCTGTAAAAAAGGCGTTTAAATGGCGTCCATTCTGTTTGTCATATTCGCCTTTTTTAGCTAATTTTACTGATGTAATAAACTAAAAGTCAAACCATTAAATTAGAATTATGATTATAAGAACAGTTTGCGGATATGATTTCTTTGAGGTGAGTTCTGCAATGCAGAAAGCCATTAGGCGAGCCGACACCGGGGTAGCCGGCTTTTTTGCATTGGAACTTTGGGCGAGTGGGTACCGCGATTATGTGTGGAAGCGTCTGTTTACCATTAGTGCTGAAGATTGCTATGGAATCATTACTAAAGAGATAGAAGCATTGTGGCAGGGGCATGAGCTGGTAAACAAGACTGCTACTGAACCCAAAGGGAGGATATTTGTCAGTAAAGCTGTTATTCTCCTTTGTGAATGTAGAAAGAATCGTGATGCGGATCATTTGCAAAACTTCATCTATGATAGAAAGGATATTGATATAGAAAAGTGGATAAATGATGTCAGGCGTTACCCTATTCCTATTCCAGATTACACTTTCGATGTACATACACGAAAGGGTAAAAAACATGGGAGAACCAAAGAAGAATTCTTTCAGGAAGAATACAAGGCGTTACAACCTCGTGTTCCTGGTTTATTCGATGATTTGGTTCAACCCAGTCAACCAAAGTTATTTAATGATGAAACCACGGCTAAGTAGCTGTGGTTTCATCATTTTTCATATAAGTCAAACCAATTTAATTAAGAAAATGAACACGTATTACAAATTTGCGCCAAATGTATTTTTGGCAAAGTGTGATGAGAAGCACGAAAAAGGTGAAACTATTGAAGTTACCACCAAGTATGGAAAAGAAAATGAATGTATTGTTTTCAACCTCATTTACGAACGTGATGGATTCTATTACTACTCAATCGTACGGGCTGATGGCTTTAATGTGCAAGAGTGGGCCAAACAAAGAGCTGAACGTCGTCATGAATGGGCTACATCTGCTGTACAGAAAAGCTGTGAATATTACAACAAGTCCAATAAAGATAAGGATTTTCTTTCTCTAGGTGAGCCTATCAAAGTGGGACATCATAGCGAGAAGCGACACAGAAAAGCGATAGATGATGCGTGGAACAATATGGGTAAAAGTGTTCAGTTTGACGAAAAAGCAGCCGAGCACGAAAGGATAGCTAAATATTGGGAACAACGTGCAAATACAATCAATTTATCCATGCCGGAAAGTATAGATTTCTACGAACATAAGTTGGAACAAGCAAAAGAATATCACGAAGGATTGAAGTCCGGTAAGTACCGACGCGAGCATACATACGCTATGGCTTATGCCAATAAAGCAGTAAAAGAGGCTAAAAAAAATTATGACCTTGCAGTAAAGCTGTGGGGCGATGTTTAATAATTTGTAGTATCTCAAATAATTTACTATGAGAGAATTATCAAAAGAAACCTCATTACAAAGGGTAATGAGGGCTTCAGGTCGTGTACCTGTACAATGCTCATGCAGTGTTTGTAAACAACAATGTCATACGCCATGTTTAGGTACTCCTGATGATATTGAACGAATTATTGATGCAGGTTATGCCGACAGGTTAGCGCTGACGAACTGGGCTGCTGGTATATTCTTAGGGGTTATTAATATTGCTATTCCGATGATTCAGCCCGTTGCTGGTAAGGAGTATTGTGCTTTTTTCGAGAATGGACTGTGTATCTTACATGATAAGGGTTTGAAGCCCACTGAAGGACGTTTGTCTCATCACACAGTCAGGAAGGATAACTTCAATCCTGCTATGAGTATTGCTTGGAACGTTGCAAAAGAATGGCTGATGCCGGAGAATGAGGATGTACTTTCTCGTGTAGTAAATAAATTCTTGAATGCGAGGAAGCCATGAATGTGTGTCAATCAATACCTCGTAGAGATTGTAAGGTGTTTGCTAAATGTGGAGCAAAATCCTTATCACATTGCCGGCGGCACCGCGAAACTGATGAGAAGTGTAAAAGTTGTACTCTAATTCGTCGTAAGCCGCGTAATCGGATTATAGATGATTCTGGACGTGAAATGAAAAGATGTACCCATTGCGGAAATTACTTCTACTTGAACCGGTTCTACAATCGTATAGTGGTGAGAAAAGGTAAGGAATATCATTTGTTGACTTCCTGGTGCCGTATGTGTATGTCACAGATTAATAATCAGAGGGCAAAGAAGAAAAAGTGACTTGTCTATTAAATTTTTTGTATGAAATATTATGCTTCAGTCAGCTTTGGAAAGGATTCCTTGGCAATGCTTTTCATGCTAATAGATAAAGGATATCAGTTGGATGAAGTCGTTTTCTATGATACAGGTATGGAATTTCAGGCAATCTATAACACTCGTGATGCTGTTCTTCCAATTCTTAAAAAACTTGGCATTAAATATACAGAACTGCATCCGGAGCAACCTTTTCTTTGGACAATGTTTGAAAGGCCGGTTAAGAAAAGAGGGACCAATATTATCCATAAAAAAGGATATAGTTGGTGTGGGGGAACATGCCGGTGGGGAACGAGTGAAAAACTTCGTGCATTGAAAGCTCACACAAAAGACGGAATTGATTATGTCGGTATTGCTGCCGATGAGACCCATCGCTTTGAAAAGGAAAAACGACCAAATCGGGTTTTACCACTTCGTGATTGGGGCATTACTGAAGCAGATGCACTCCAGTATTGTTACACAAAAGGCTTTGTTTGGCATGAGGATGGAGTAAGGCTATATGAACTACTTGATCGTGTGAGTTGCTGGTGTTGTGGAAATAAGAACTTGAAGGAGTTGAAGAATATATATTTGCACCTTCCATGGTATTGGAAAAAGCTGAAAGAGCTTCAGCTAAACACTGATAGGCCTTATAGGCGTAATAGTGGAGAAACCATTTTTGATTTAGAGGAAAGATTTAAACGTGAAATGCAACAAAAATAGTTATTATGATTCCCTTATGTATAAATGGAAAAGATTATTATGATCGAGAAGAAGCACTTGCTGCCTGGTTCGAGGAATGGTTAATGAAACAAGACTTTGAGCAAGATCTTATTGATCGAGAGTTGGAGCTTGAATATCGAAAGACTCATCCTGATTGGAACACTCCTTATGTGATGTATGGTGTTCGTAAAAAACATAAGTGTATCCAAAAGAATGAAATTGCCGTGTTTTATGACTTGTTACCGAGACAAAAGCGTGCTCGTACTGCTGAAACACATTGGTATAAAGTATTGTACAAGAGAAAGGCCACTCCTGAAGAAGTTGAGTCACTCAAGGCTGGGGAATATACCCGTAGATATTTGGTGTATTCCCTGTTTATTGAGAAGAGGATGACTCTTGACAAGGCTTTGTCCCTTATAGTTGCCGATGACAAGTTGTTAGGCATTGCTGATAATACCATCTCTGAAATTGTAACAGCCTTTGAGACTTTCTTTAACCGTAAATTTAGAATTTATAAACCCGAGTTTACAACTCAACTTAATTTATTTACAGATTAATATGAAAACAACAATTATTTCATGTGTGATTTTGTTTGTGTTCCTGTTATATGTAGGACATTTGTCTATAACAATCAAGCCGTTTGCGGTCCAGCTTCCATACTGGCATCGTTCGCTCGGACTGTTTCTGTTGATCCTCTCTTTTATAGTATATAATGTCGGTGAACGTGCAAAAGGGTACATTGATGGAATGAAAGAAGGGGAAAGAATTGTACTTGAATTGTTGAAGAAAAAGACCGAATGAAAATGGCGTTAAAATGGCGAAGTTTCTGTTTGCTAAACTTGTCAATAACGATTACCTTTATAGACGTAAAGCATTAAAAGTCAATCAACATGAAGAGGAATGAAAAAGTAGAAAAATTAGAAAGACTAGGTATTTTCAATCAATGGAAATATAATACAGAAAGAGCAAATGAGACATTTAATATTGAATGTCCTGACTTCTCAATGACAAATGAAGAGCGGATGAACAATTTGTTAGATGTTGATTGCTGTTTTCATCGGTTTCTAGCTATTTCATTCCCTTTTAATGGTACTCCTGAAGGCGTTACTTTTTGGGAGAATATTGCAAAAAAATAATCGAACTTAATTGAATTGAAATTATGAGTAAAAAAGATTTAATAGAGCAGAACATCACAAGAGTTCAAGAATATGTGAGGGAACTTATTGAAGATGCAAAGTGTAATAATGGTGTTTCGGAAACTCTTGAATCTACTTCAATAATTGTAGGTAATAGTGATGATATCTATGATTTTGCAATTTTATTTGCTTCTAATAGTGAATGTGTTTATTGTGAATTCATAGATAGTAAAATAGAGTACATTGATTGTGAACTAGATTGTGAAATATGCCAATTTGAAGGAAGAATAATTTTTCAATATATAAACGGAAAATTTCATAATCCTGCTAGTCAAATTATCGAACTATCAAAGTTGCTGATGAAAGGCGAATTAAGAGACACAAAAAGTATCTTTTGTTCTATGGTACTTCGATTAATGGATACTGAAGAATACAGTAACAATTATTGTAAATCTTTGGACTTAGTTCTGAGACTGTTTCCTGAAATAGATGGAGAATTGCTAGAAAAGGAATTGGATAAATATATTTAAGCAATACAAAAAGGAATCATTATGAAAGAATATGTTTTAACTAAAATACGTGATACTTTGTACGGTAAGATACCCAATGAAGAAATTTCGACAGTAATTGATTCGGTATCTTTCTGCCTAAGGAATTATGATATAATGGCAAAGGAAACGTCCGTTGTAGTATATGATAATTCCGATTCTCAAATTATCAGTAAATTCTTCATAGCCAAAGCCGTGGAAGGATTATGCCAAAGTTCATTAGACTATTATCGTGTCATTTTAAGAGCGTTTATCTTACATGTAGGAAAACATATCAAGGAAATCGTTACCGATGATGTCCGTGTCTATTTAGCCTATAAGAAGATTAATAAATGTAGTGATAATACTCTTAACAACATTCGAAGAACTTTGAGCAGCTTCTTTACTTGGTGCACAGAAGAAGGTGTACTTGATAGGAATCCAATGCTTAGAATCAAGGGAGTGCGACAAGTGAAGAAATTGAAGAAGCCATTAAGTGAGGATGATATGGAGAGATTAAGGTCTTTGGCTAGGACAAAAAGGAATAAGGCTATAATCGAATTCTTGTTTTCCACCGGCTGTCGCGTATCCGAAATGGTAAATGTGAATCTCGGTGATGTAGATTGGCAAAATGGGCAGATTGATGTACTTGGAAAAGGGCGTAAGTACCGAACTGTTTACTTGTCTGCTCGCTGTAAAATAGCTCTTCAGGAATATGTTGATTCAAGAACAGATGATTTAGAAGCCCTATTTTTATCTGATTATGAGGGAATGTGCCAGCAGATAAAAGATATGAATAAACTATCCCGGATATCCAAGGGAGCAGTTGAAATCATGCTAAGGAATCTAGGAAAAAAGGCGGGTATATCTAATGTACATCCTCATAGACTTAGGAGAACAGCGGCAACTACAGCCCTAAAACGAGGAATGCCAATAGAACAGGTACAGAAGATGTTAGGTCATGAAAGCATTGAGACAACTACTATTTATGCACAATCAACCAATGACGAAGTTAAATTAGCCCATGAAAAATATATTATCTGACATAAATGTAATGTTGAACATAACAGATAGTTATCAAGCACCGGAACGGATAATGAATCTTTTGTTTGGAGAGGAAAAAGAACGAATCAAGGTATTCAAAGACTTTTTGGACTACTTCAAATGTGATGTTAGTTATGATTGGTTCCATGAATACTTTGAAGAAGAACATGCTGACCGAAAGAACAACAAGCAGGATTTCACTCCTAAATGTATTTCAACTTTGGTTTCTAAATTATTAGGTTCTGATACGGGCATAACCTATGAGCCAACAGCCGGAACAGGCGGAATGCTCATTTCAAATTGGTACAATCACCGGAATAGTATCAGCTTCTTAGATTACAAACCTAACGACCATTTGATTGTATGCGGTGAATTATCCGACAAGACAGTGCCTTTTCTTCTTTTCAATTTGGCTATAAGGGGAATATCCGGAATAGTATTTCATGGTGATACATTAAGAAACGATTATAAGGCAGCGTATATATTAACTAATAAATTCAATTCACCTTGTGACTTTTCAACAGTTACAAGGTGGAAATAACCTTCAAAACAGAATAGAAAAGAACATGAAAAATAAGCCCAAAGTTCCAACCTGTGGTAATTGTATCCATCTTAAAAAGAGAAACAATGATAAAACCGTAATACGGTTGAAGTATGCGATAAGTATGTATTACTGCCCTAACAGATGGTGGTGTGGTGGAAAACCACAGAATACAAATATTTGCGAACTGTATGAATTTAAATGCAAGTATGAAAAAGATAATGTTCAATAAAATTTAGATATGAATTTTAAATCATTGGTAGCTCAATTAGCAAATCGCATCAATCAGCCGCATGTGGTTGAAACATATATGCGTAAAGTTTTTGCGTCTGGTGTTGAGTGGCAGAAAAAGCAATCTCCTTGGATAAGTGTAAAAGAGCAATTACCTGAAACCAACGATGGACAATCTTTATATGAGGTTGTCGTAGTTACTTCCGATAGAAGATTCTTAGTTGTAGTTAATATAGAAGTAGAACATCTTGTTAGGCTTTTAGGAGTCACCCATTGGATGAATATACCGCAATTTAATGAATAGGACTAATATGAAGTATATCTGTATAAAAGAGTGTTGCGCATTAGATGTGCAATAACTCATTCTCAAACAAATGTTTCGTGTTGGCCAAGTATATGAATTTGCGGAAAAGCCAGACAAGAAGTTTTTTAGAAAAGTGAATACATTAAATTATAAAGAATGAAAGAACTAGAAATTGCTGCCCAAGAAGAATTAATGCATAGCTATTCATCTTCTACCGTAATTATTAGCACATACGGAGAATCTGCGAGAATAGAAAAATGTGAACCGTTCTTTTTCAGCCAAGAAGCAATGATTAATATGTTTCGAAAAGGTGCAGAATGGCAGGCAAAGCAAAATCCATGGCGTAATTTCAAAGATGAATACCCGAAACCAAACTCCCATATTCTACGAAAAATGACTTACACTGATTGTCAAGCCTACGGTAAGACAATATATTATGCTGATTTTTGGGGTGAAGATAGACCGGCTAAATGGGAACAGGATAACGATAAAGTAGTCTATGAATGGCAATATATTAACAAATAATATAAGAAATGAAAGCAATAACAATAAAACAACCGTGGGCCTCTTTGATAGTTCACGGTTTTAAAAACATCGAGAACCGTACCTGGGCGTGTCCATGGAAATACATAGGGCATAGAGTGTTAATCCATGCAAGTGGGAAACCTGTAGAAATGAGAAATCCCAATAGTGTATTTACAAAAGCTCAATGGGATAGTCTGCCTGTTGAGTTTCAACGAAAAATAATATGCGCAGAGGGCATTGTCAATTCTGCTATCATTGGAAGTGTAGAAATAATTGGATGCTCTATTAATCATCCTTCTAAATGGGCAGAGAAATCCGATGATAGTAAAGGCTATTATGAAAATCCTATTTATAACTGGGTACTAGCTAATCCTATATTATTTCCAGAGCCGATACCGGCTAAAGGGAAATTGTCATTTTGGGAGTATCCCAATATCAATTCAGAGGACGATATCTGCTTGTGTAATTTGGTCGTAAATGAAAGGAATCAAGTCGTTAGCTATGGAGAGATATGACCGATGTGTATACTGTGGTAGTAAATGGAGTAAATAACAATAGTACAGAATAATAGTAACATAATAGTTAGATATGAATTATACTGTCAATATCTTCTTCATTGTCAACATACATTTTGATGTATTTTCTTAATAAGGTTGGATTATTGACACATTCATCTGTTTTAATTATTTGGAGATTATTCAATCCATATAAAGATGTCAAATTCCAATTTGTCATTTCTTGTAGTGAGCGTTTTATCTCAATTTCCGATTTTGCGTCTTTAGTGAATATTGTAATATTCTTCTTTTGGGGATTAGTGGATGAAGATTGTCTTTCAAAAAAGGCTTTAAAATATTGACTGTCATTTATGCCTAATGAATGCCCAAATATTGTAATATCATCAGCATCCATTAAATCATATACCATAGCTGGGGGATTATATTGGGAATCAAATGATTTCTGTATGAAGTCATAGTTATGAATAATTTTCTCGTCTTTTGTTCCTAATATAATATTTCTATCTAAGATACATCCATGTACATAGTTTATTGTATCATTAAACTCCATTGCAAAACTGGAATTAGGAGCTACTTCACTAAAACTCGTGTAGTTAAAAGAATATATGACAATTTGATCATTTGATTTATTCTGCATAAATGCTCTTGCGACAATTGCAGCTATAGAATTTTCGTTAATAGCTTCTTGCTGTACTTTTATGAGATATTGTATTAATCCATCTTTTATGAGCTGTAAGGCTTTTTTGTCTCGTTCAATAGGAGAATTTAATATATCTTCATGGGACAAACGGAGGTAATAATCAAATTGTGGCATCCATAATATATCTTTATTTAATAGTTTGTTTACTGTTTCGGCATTGGCTTGTATAAATGAATTGTACTTAGAGATTGGCCCATTGGTTTGAATCAGATTTAAGATTTCTTTCTCCTTGTCGTTGTATAGGTCTATTATTTGCCCATTATTGTTTTTGATTCTTATATAATAATTGTATAACTCATTCTCCAAATCATACCATTTTACAGCATCTAAATTATCGTTCCATTTGTCATTTAAATGTTTGATTAAAGGAGATGGGTAGTCTTTGGGACAAAATTCGGATTGGCAAAAGTCCTTGTATGAAGTCTTTCTGCCTAAACAAAGGTCAAATCCGTTACCTATTATCAGAACTCTTTTTCTGTCTTTATTCATATTGCAAAGGTAAGGAAAGATTGTAATAATAAGAACTGAAATTTATATAATTGTTGAACCTTTGGTGTATTGTTTATTCGATACACCTTTATTTTTTTGTGATGATGAGAAAAATGATTGTAACCGGTAGTGAGGGGTTTATAGGCAAAGCCCTTTGCTGCGAATTGACAAAAAGAGGGGTTGAAGTCATAGGACTTGACCGAAAGTGCGGTACTGAAGCTACGAAAGTATGCGAGCTCCTGAAAAATGGGGGGATTAATTGTGTGTTCCATTTGGCGGCGCAAACGAGCGTATTTAATTGTAACTTGGAACAAATCAGGAAAGATAACATTGATACCTTCATGCGAGTTGCTGATGCATGTAACCAGTATCATGTGAAGTTAGTATATGCCAGTTCGTCAACAGCGAATCCGGAGAATACCACTTCTATGTATGGAATAAGCAAGTATTTCGATGAACAGTATGCATCTATCTATTGTAAGGCTGCGACCGGGTGCCGACTGCATAATGTATATGGACCTAATCCGCGAAAAAGAACTCTTCTCTGGTTCCTGATGGAAAAGGAAAACGTGTCTTTATACAACTGTGGTCAGAATATCCGGTGCTTCACTTACATAGATGATATTGTCGAGGGACTTATCTATGCGGTGGGCTGTAATCGTCAGCTCATCAACATCTGTAACGTCCAGCCTGTGACTACTATGTATTTTGCATCTTTAGTAAAATACTACAAACCGCTTGAAATAGAGTTGATTAATAAAAAACGAGATTTTGACAATTTGGAGCAATCGGTGAACCAGGATATCTATTTAGTACCTTTGTCCTATACGTCAGTCGAGGACGGAGTAAAAAAGGTATTCGCCATGCGGAGAGAGGATAATTCTCAAAAAAATGCGGGGGCGGAGAAATAGAAATCCTTTGAATGTACAACCATTCTAATTTATTCCTGCATGTTGAGTAACTATCGTTGTTTCTTCATGCAGGAATTTAATAATTTGAAGCTATGAGTAGAGAGAATGTATTAACATTGAAACAAGAGAAGTTCTGTCAATATTACGTTGATATTGATGGCAACGCAAGTGAAGCATACCGGATGGCTTACGACTGCACTAAGATGAAGCAGGAGAGCGTTTGGCGCAATGCTCATGCCCTTATGCAGAACATCAAGGTTACATCAAGGATAAAAGAGATAAGAGAAAAGAGGGCGAAAGAATCTGAAGTTAAACGTGAAACAGTTGAACGTGTGCTGATGGATATCATAACTTCTGATCCTAATGACTTGTATATTGTCGATGAGCTAACAGGTAAGGTAAAGATGAAAAGTCCTTCGCAGCTTCCAAAGCGTACACGCAATGCATTGAAGAAGATTCAGAATAAGAGAGGAGAAGTTGTCTATGAGTTCAACGGTAAAACAGAAGCCGCTCGTTTGCTTGGTGCCTGGAATGGATGGGAAGCCGATAAGAATGTCAATATCAAAGGTGGAGACGGAAATAAAGTCGGTGAACTTCGTATCGGCTTTGAAGATAATGAGAATTCGGAAGAATAGAACAATTTGAACTGCAAAATCCGGTATTTACCCTACGGAGAAACCTTACTTTTAGAACAATATGGTTATAAATTATAAGAAGCTAAATCCTAACGGATTCTATCTATTGAAGTACTTGAATGATGAGACTATCCGTTTTATCATTCTCTATGGAGGTTCATCTTCCGGTAAGTCGTATAGTGTGGCACAAACAATACTGATACAGACATTACAGGATGGTGAGAACACTCTTGTCATGCGTAAGGTAGGAGCTTCTATTCTCAAAACCATTTATGAAGATTATAAGGTCGCTGCGATCGGTCTTGGGATATCCCATTTGTTCAAACTCCAACAGAATACTATTAAATGTCTGGTAAATGGTGCGAAGATAGATTTCTCCGGTCTTGACGATCCGGAGAAGATAAAAGGTATCTCTAACTATAAGCGAGTTCAGTTAGAGGAATGGTCAGAGTTCGAGCATCCGGATTTCAAGCAGCTACGTAAACGTTTGCGTGGTAAGAAAGGGCAGCAGATTATTTGTACCTTTAACCCGATCAGTGAAAGCCATTGGATAAAGAAAGAGTTTATTGATAAAGATAAATGGCATGATGTACCGATGACTGTTACCATTGCCGGCAAAGAGTTGCCGGAAGAACTTACCAAAGTCAAATCCGTAAAAAAGAACGCACCCAGGCAAATACTTAATCTTCGTACTAAGCAAATCGAGGAACAGGCCCCTAATACAGTTATTATCCAATCTACCTATTTGAATAATTTTTGGGTTGTTGGTAGTCCTGACGGTACGTATGGTTTCTATGATGAGCAATGTGTTGCCGATTTTGAGTATGATAGAGTTCACGACCCGGACTATTACAATGTGTACGCATTGGGAGAATGGGGTGTCATTCGTACCGGTAGTGAGTTCTTCGGTTCCTTCAATCGTGGCAAACATTCCGGTGAACATAAGTATGTTCCGGACTTACCTATTCATATCTCTGTCGATAACAACGTGCTTCCGTATATCAGTGTATCATATTGGCAGGTCGATTTCACAACTGGTACCAAGGTTTGGCAATTCCATGAAACGTGCGCTGAAAGCCCAAACAATACAGTAAAGAAAGCCTCCAAACTTGTTGCAAAGTATCTAAAATCTATCCAATATTCTGATAGGTTATATGTACATGGTGATGCATCAACGAAAGCGGCAAACAGCATTGACGATGAGAAGCGTTCCTGGGTGGACTTATTCATAGACACATTGCAGAAAGAAGGGTTCGAGATTGAAGATAAGGTAGGCAACAAGAATCCGAGTGTCGCAATGACTGGTGAGTTTATCAATGCTATCTTTGATTGTACTGTTCCCGGTATAGAGATATACATTGACGAATCATGTTCGGTATCTATTGAGGACTACATGAGCGTACAGAAAGATGCTAACGGTGCCATTCTTAAAACTAAGGTCAAGAATAAAACTACCTTGCAGACTTATGAGGAGCACGGGCACCTGTCTGATACGTTCCGATATGTCGTTGTGGATTTGTGTAGTGAGCAGTATATAGAGTTTAGTAACCGGCGAAAAAGAAACTTGTATGCTTGTAATGGCACTATTAATTTCTTCAATCCAGATACCGAATGTAAATACACTAAGAAGATTCTATATGTGATGCCGAATGTTAATGGGAAATTTGTCCTTATACAAGCGTTTAGATGTGGAAATAAATGGCATGTTGTTGATGTCGTATTTATGGAAACTACTTCAACAGAAGATATACGTTCTTCTATTTTGTCCCATGAATCTGATTCATGTGTAATTGAATGTACGGATGCTTATTTCCCTTTTATCCGGGAACTCCGTTCTAGTACAAACAAGGAGATTCGTGTAATGAAAGAGTTTCCGGATGTAGACAAGCGTATTGCTGCAACATCTGATTATGTGAAAAATAGTATTCTTTTTTCTGCATCAAAAGTAGAATCTGATACGGAATATGTTGCCTTCATGAATAACCTGATGGACTATAATAAAGATAGTGAAACAAAAGAGGCTAGTGCTGTTTTGAGTGGGCTAGTACAGTTCGTTGTAAAATTAGGTTTGAATTGAATTGTGTTATATGTGATTGAAAATAAGTGTGTTATATCGTTGGAGTTATGTTTTCGTAATTTCAAGATTTTAGTGTTTTGGAAAACGGTTTTCCTTTTTACTTAGTTTTGCTCAAAAAGGAACCCAATGAATATTTTTTTTGATAATCTATTTGGAAAGAAATCTAAGACTAAAGGTGAAGTTGAAATAGTTACTTCATCTGAAAATAAGGATATAGATACTCAAAGTGGCAAGGCTGAAAAATGGTCAGTTGCATACATTGAGGACCTTACTAGTCCTATTGTAGCGGGCAGTAACTATCTAACGCTATTCAGTACGATACCTGAAGTCTTTTTCCCGATCGATTATATTGCATCGCGAATTGCAGGTGCTAATTTTCAATTGAAGAAAACTAAGGATGACAGTATAGTATGGGCGAATAAACGAATGAATGGCATACTTAGTCGTCCTAATTGTTTGATGCGTTGGAAAGAATTGATTTATCAGCACCATATTTATAAATTGTGTACAGGGAATAGCTTTATTCGTGCCGCTATGCCTGATGTCTTTTCTACAGCTGAAAAATGGAGATATTGCGATAATTATTGGGTGCTACCTTCTGATAAGACTATTGTAGAACCTGTTTACGGGAATATGCCATTGTTTGGCATTGCCCAAACAGAAGATATTATTCGTAGCTATCGTTTGGAGTATGGTTGGAATGGTAGTTTGGAAATTCCTCCATACCAAATATGGCATGATAGAGACGGAAGTGCAGAGTTCTATTCAGGGGCTATGTTCTTGAAGTCCAAAAGTCGTCTTGCTTCCCAAAATAAGCCAATGTCAAATCTAATAGCTGTATATGAAGCTAGAAATGTGATTTATGTAAAGCGGGGTGGATTGGGCTTTATTGTAAGTAAGAAAACTGATGCTACCGGTTCAATAGCGTTGACTGACGATGAAAAGGAACAGCTTTTGAAGCAAAATTTTGAGAAGTATGGTGTAAGGAAGGGCCAGGTACCTTATGGTATTTCAGATGCAGACATTGACTTTGTTCGTACTAATCTTTCTATTGCAGAGTTACAGCCGTTTGAAGAGACTTTGGCTGATGCAATAAATATTGCAGGGGCATACGGCATCCCTGCCGTTCTTGTTCCGCGAAAAGACCAGTCCACATTTAGCAATCAGGCTACTGCTGAAAAGAGCGTATATTGTTCAACTGTTATTCCTATGGCCAAACAATTCTGCAAGGATTTTACAGCTTTCCTTGGTCTTGAAGGAGGTGGATATTATTTGGATTGTGATTTCTCTGATGTTGATTGTTTGCAGGAAGGATTGAAAGAATCCGAGGACGTAAAGACAAATATAAATAAACGTTGTCGTGAACAATTCTCATGTGGGCTTATAACACTCAATGACTGGCGTGCCCAAATAGGCGAAAGTATGATAGAAAATCCCTTGTTTGACAAATTGAAATTTGATATGTCAGATGAGGAACTGGATAAAGTAAATCGAGTTTTTAACACTAAAAGTGGAGATGAAAAAGATGGAAGAGAAAATCAAAAGCCTTCAGTACAAGACAAAGGCAAATGATGTTGATGAGAAGGGTATCGTTACCGTTGCGGTGAACGGTATCGGTGTGAAGGACTCACAAAATGACATATCTATGCCCGGCTCATTCAATAAGACATTGAAAGAAAATATTGGTCGGATGCGTTGGTTCCTGAATCATCGTACAGACCAGTTGTTAGGTGTTCCGTTGAGTGGTAAGGAAACAGAAGGTAATTTGGTTATGGTCGGTCAGTTAAATCTTGAAAAACAGATTGGACGTGACACGTTGGCTGATTATAAGCTGTTTGCAGAGAATGGAAGAACCCTAGAACACTCTATCGGAGTAAAAGCTATCAAAAGGGATTCTATCGATCCTTGTAAGGTACTTGAATGGCGTATGATGGAATATTCAACATTGACAAGTTGGGGGAGTAATCCCCAGACGTTCCTTGTGAATATTAAGTCTGCTACTGCTGACCAGGTAAAGGAGGCTGTTGATTTCGTCCGGAAAGCGTTCTTGCAGCATGGATATAGTGATGAACGTTTAAAAGGATACGATATGGAATTAAGTTTATTACTGAAGAGCCTCAACGGTGGTGCCGTTGTCTCATGTCCTCATTGTGGTTATCAATTTGATTATGATGCAGAAACGGAGCATACCTTTGCCCAACAGGTATTAGATTATGCTGCTGATTATCAGAGATGGATAACACAGGACATTGTAAGGGAAGAAATGGAGAAGCTCACTCCGGAGATTAGAACCCAAGTAATTTCTCTTATTGATTCTGTCAAATCAGAAAAGAAAGAATTTACTCAAAAGGGTCTACAAGACCTTATGAATTATGTAAGATGTCCCCACTGTTGGGGAAAAGTATATCGTTCGAATGCTATTCTGCAAAATACTTCTGAAGATACCACCGGAAAAAATGAGCCGTCTGTTGACACTCAAGAAAAGAATGACGGGGAAAATGGGGACGATGAAGTAACGATTAAAGCCGCTGATAATGGCACTTTACTCGATTTCAAGAGTTTGAATAGCTGTTTCGAGAATAAATAACTTAAAATTTAAATTTTATGCCAATTAGAAAATTTACAGTATCAGATTTTAATCTGAAAACGGACGGTCTGCCGGCAGAACAGAAAACATTTATGGAAAATATCGCCGGCATGATGTGTGAAGTAGTTAACAAGTCACTTGAAGGATTTGCTTCACCGGAAGAGGTAACGAAACAGTTTGGTGACATCAATAATCTATTGAAAGCCTATGATGGAGAAAAGTTCCAGCAATTGGTAAAGGACAACGAGCAACTTGTAGAACAAGTTAAAACTCTTGGTGAAAGTATCGAGAAAATGAAGCAGAAAGGTCTTTCTATGGATACTATCAACAAGTTCGATGAGAAGTTGAACGAGATGCTTGATTCTGAAAAATTCAGAGATTTCGCAGAAGGAAAAACACGCAAATCAGGAGAATTTGACGGCTTCTCCTTGAAAGATGTCGTTTCCATGACTGACAATTACACCGGTGATTTGTTGATTACTCAACAACAGAAACGTGTTGTGACTCAGGTTGCCAACAAAAAGTTGCATATGCGTGATGTATTAACGACGCTGACAGCTGATCCTGCATATCCTCAACTCGCCTATGCGCAAGTATATGCTTTCAACCGTAATGCCCGTTTTGTAACTGAGAACGGTCGTTTACCGGAATCAAGTATCAAGGTAAAAGAGATACAGACAGGAACTAAGCGCCTTGGTACTCATATCCGTATTTCAAAACGTATGTTGAAATCAAGAGTGTACATTCGTTCCTACATCTTGAACATGCTTCCTGAAGCTGTTTGGATGGCAGAAGACTGGAACATCTTGTTTGGTGACGGTAATGGTGAGAATTTGCTTGGTATTATTAATAATACTGGGGTGACTTCTGTAGAGAAGATTATCAGTACAGCCATTGTTACAGGTGCCGCCGGTGCTGTAAAAGCTATTACCGGATATAACGGTGATAAGGATGTGATTGTAGAGTTTGCAGAACCACAGGATTTGATTCTTGATGGAATGAGTATCACGTTCGCTGGTGCCGTTGTTCTTACAGAACTGAACAAAACACACGCTCTTGTGAAAATGGAAGATGGTCGTATCCTTATTCCTGGTGTCGCGTTCTCCGGTGCTGAAACGGCTACGGATAAAATGACATTCAGTGTTCATGAAGCTGGCTTTAAGAACATTGAGGAACCCAACTCTGAAGATGTAGTGAAAACAGCTTTCGCCGCAATGACATATGCCCAGTATTTTCCGAATGCTATTATTCTTAATCCAATGACTGTTAACGGTATGGAATCAGAAAAAGATACGACAGGACGTAATCTTGGTATCGTTAAAATGGTTGATGGGGTGAAATATATTGCCGGTCGTCCGATTATCGAGTATGGTGGTATTCTTCCAGGTAAGTATCTTTTAGGTGACTTTAACCAAGCCGCAAATTTGGTTGATTATACCACTTTGACACTTGAATGGGCTGAAGATGTGGAGACCAAGCTTTGCAATGAGGTTGTGCTGATGGCACAAGAAGAAGTTATCTTCCCGATTTATATGCCGTGGGCTTTCGCTTATGGGGATTTGGCCGCATTGAAGACTGCAATAACTAAAGCGTAGGATTATGGATTACATACTTAGAGGTAACGATAAGGATGTAACCAATGTGCTTAAAGAGCAACGCATTCGGATTAATAGAGGGATGATTCAACTCATCCCTATTTCCGAATGTGGTCTTGTTACAGAAGAAGATGCCCGAAAGACATTGGAATGTATGCTTGCAGAGAAAAATGAAGAGATTGGCAGGCTTACTGCATCCATTGCAGAGAAAGATAAGACAATTGTTGAACTGACAGAAGAGCGTGAAACAATGAAAGCTCGCATTGCAGAACTTGAAGTACAGGTGCCTTCTGATGAAAAGAATCTTCCGGTTGCCGATTCAAAAGATTTGCAAGAGGAAGATGCCAAGGAGGTAACTGTTACAGATGATAAAGCCGTTTCCGTAGAAGATGAAAAGAAAACTGGGAAAGGCAAGACTTCTAAATAACTATCGCTATGTTGATTGATGTTTCATATTTTATGTCAGGTCCCAGGCATATTGAGAATGTTTCGGTCGCTGAAATGCCTTCGTCCCAATCTCTTGCTGTGAATGAGGTGATAAATGGGTATATTAAGGCATTTCAGCCCGAATTTCTCCGGAATGTTGTTGGTGTGACTCTTTCCCAAGCTATCACAGATTATTTGGAGCTTATTGAACGGGAAAAGGAAGATTCTTCAGATGAAGTTGATATTTCAGAAGAGAAGGAAGCCCCCCAGTCCGGATATGCAGTATTATGCGAGAAGCTGTGTGAACCGTTCGCTGACTATGTCTTTTATCATATTCTTCGTGACGCAAACACCCAGGCTACAATAACCGGGCTTGTCCGTTTGAAATGTGCTAATGAATATATAGCTCCTTTGAAGAGACAAGTAAGCACATGGAATAGCATGGTAGAGAAGAATAAACAGTTTGTTGAATGGGCTATGTCGAATGATTGTCCTTTCGATGTGAAAATAACCAAGAATCTTTTGACCCCAATTAATGCTTTCAATTTATGATAGATTTAGATATAACAGAACTGTTTGAGGAGATTGTAAAGGAACTTCCAGAAGGGCTTGAAATCCTCTATCCAAATGGGAAAGGGGGAACTAAAGTTGTGAAGTCCCCAAGGTTGAATTACATCTTCGGTAGCAGTCAATATATCAAAGATATTTTAGATGAATACAGTAAGTCTTCTGCCCAGTCTGAAAGGAAGTTTCCATTGGTTGCACTATTCACTCCAATTAGTGAGGATAGAGGTGACGCGGATTATTTTTCAAAAGCAAAGGTTTCGTTAATTATAGCATGTTCTTCTTGTAAAGAGTGGAGCAATGAGATGCGCAGAACCACATCTTTTAAAAATATCCTTCGGCCAATCTATAAACGTTTATTGGAAGTATTATATGAAGATTCTCGGTTCGACTGCGACTATGACGAAAAAGTGAAACATAGTTATTCAGAAAACTATTCATATGGCAGATACGGAGCCTATACAGATTCCGGTGAGGCTGTGAGCGAGCCGATTGATGCCATAAATATACGCTCGATGGAAATAAAAATTAATAATCTTAATTGTAGAAGAAAATGAGAAAGATTAGAACGTGTAAGGGTTCCCGGATGAACACTGGTAGTTCTGCTTGTAGCATTGACTGGAAAAAGGTCAAAGGTGCTATCTTGACAGAACATGGTGTCAAACTCCCTGCTGATATAACAGGTGAGAAGTTGCTCGAATTGTGCCATGCAGACCGTCCCGGGCGTATTTACCCTATTTTGCCATTCCTGGAGTATGCCAAGAATGGTGGAGAGCCTCAAGTTAATCCTGTAGGGTACGGTGCAAGTGAATACAACGGGCTTAGCGCTCAAACAGACACCTTCACTTTGAAGAAATTTGATGAGGTTTTGAATGCCCAGCTTCTGAAATGTGCCAATAAAGGATGGGACGTTTACTTTTGGAATCAGGATAATATGTTGATCGGTTATAATGATGACACTGATATCCTTGCCGGTATTCCGATGTCTACTGTTTACCCGACCGTGACACAGTACCCGACCAGTAGTGCTAAGTCTGCGATGACTGTTAGTTTTTCACATGAAGATGTGGAAGACAGCCAATTGCACTTTGACTACGTGCAGTTAGACTTCAATCCCAAGAATTTCGTTAAAGGCTTGGTTGATGTTGTGTTTCAAAAGTTGGAGGCCGAAAATACTTACAAAATAGTTGAAGTTGTTGGTGGTTATGACCGTACAGAAGAATTTGGCAGTCTTATTGCTGATGGTGCTGCTGAAGTTATGAATAACGTAACTTCCGCTACATATTCGGATGGTATCATTACCATTGTTCCTAAAGCCGGGGCGGTTCCTTCGTTGAAAGCTCCTTCTGTATTGTATGAAAAAGGAATCAGAGGTATCGAGCAGGTGTCATGAAGGTAGATAATGTTACGTTCGTCGAGGTTGCTGTGAAGGGCATGACGAAGGAAGAGTTTATTAATGCACACATTAAAGTCGTGTGGCAGGAACTGAAGGAAGCTGACCGCAAGAAGAAGCTCTCGGAAGTGTACGATGCGATAACTAAGTAACCGACGGGCTGGGGTGTGATTACAGCCCGGCCCGTTATATTTTTACTGTATGGCAGATTTTGATGAATTACATAGAGTTATTCATTCCATTGCATCCGAGTTTGAAGAGGAATGTATTAGGTGTATGGAAGAACATAAGAATGTACTCGTTGATTGCATTCAGGAACAATTATATTCCGGTCTGGACGGTACTGAACATCTATTGAATCCTGATTATGATACTGACACCTATTTTAACGAGCCCGGTCCCTGGCAGAACCGTGCGGAACAATATAAACGATGGAAGGAGAGGATAACTCCACCTCTTAGAAGTGAGATGCTTTATTTGCCACCGCGTCCGGTTGAGGTACCTAACCTCTTTATTACTGGTACTTTCTATGATAGCATAACTGCCGATAGAATTGATTCCGGGCTTCGATTCTCAACGAAAGGATTTACGGACGGTAGTTCTATTGAGAAGAAATACGGTGAGCAGATTTTAGGCATTGGTGATACAGCTAAAGAGTACTTTAATATTATGTATCTCCGTCCCTGGATGGAACGTTTCTTTTCAGAATGTGGATATCGGTAGAAAATGGCTTGTAGTTGCGAAATAAAAAAGATGCAGAGTGAACTGGAACGTATCAGTGATCTTGCAAAGAAAGCAGCTGTCTTGGATGGTTGCATGTATGTCGTTTATCAGAAAGAAGATGGTACCTATGCTTTTGATAAACTAGGAGTTGAGATAAAAGGAAAGATTGTTGAATATAGACATTACCTGTAATTATGGCAGATTTAAAATTAAAAGATTTCGTTGATGAGAACGATTTGCAGAAATTGGTGGAGCTTGATAATACTATTGAGCGTGTGAGGGCTGATTATGTTAATGCGGCCAAAGAATTAGCAAAAGGTTTGAAACTAAATGTAGAAGGTGTTGCTGATCTTGAAAAGTTGAGTAACCTTTATAATACTCAAGCAAAAACGGCTGGTTCTGCATCTGCTGAATTAACCGAAGCTCTTAGAAGACAGTCTGAAATAACTCAAACTGTCAGTAAGAAGATAGAGGAAAAGCTAAATGTAGAGAAATTATCTGCTGCTGAACTGAAGAAACTAACCAAAGCAAACTCGGATAATGCTGTGTCCTTGGAAAAGGCTGCTAAAGCAGAAGCTAACTTGACAAAAGCGCAGAATGCCGGTAATACTACTCGTAAGAAAGCTGTTCTATCTGAAGAAGAACGTTTAAAACTTATCAGAACTGCTATTATCTTGACTAATCAGGAAGTACATAGCCGTTCACAAGCAAAGGAAATGAATAAGCAGCTGCAAAAGGCTGTTGATGTTTTGAAAGATACGGATGAAAACTATATTCGTACACTTGCCCGTCTTAATTCTACAATCGGAATCAATACCGATTACATAAAGCGAAATTCCGATCGATATAGTCAACAGAAAATGACTATCGGTGCATACCGGGAAGAAGTAAAGGCTGCATGGGTTGAGATACAGAACGGTAATAAATCCATGCAGAATATGGGTGTTATTGCCCGGAATGCCGGTAGGATGCTTAATACAGAGCTTGCTCCTGGGTTAAGTAAAGTTGGTGCTGGTTTAAAAGGGTGGGCAGCTGGATATATTGGTGCACAAGCTGTTGTTAGTGGAGTTGTTGCTTTATTTACAAAACTGCGTGAAGGAGTAGGTGATATTGTTAAATTTGAATTAGCTAATAGTAGGCTTGCTGCAATATTAGGAACCACTTCTGATAAAGTGAAGGAGTTAACTGCGGATGCTCAACGTTTGGGTGCTACAACGAAATACACTGCATCCGAAGCTACGGATTTGCAAATAGAACTTGCTAAACTGGGTTTTACTCGAAAAGAAATATTAGATGCAACAGAGCACGTTCTAAAATTTGCACAAGCTACCGGGGCAGAATTAGCAGATGCGGCTTCATTGGCAGGTGCTTCTCTTCGTATGTTTAATGCTGATACAAGAGAAACTGAAAGATATGTGTCTGCGATGGCTGTCGCAACAACCAAAAGCGCATTGTCGTTTTCATATCTCGCTACTGCATTACCAATTGTTGGACCGGTTGCAAAAGCCTTTAATTTCAGTATTGAAGATACTTTGGCTTTGTTGGGTAAATTATCGGATGCCGGCTTTGATGCTTCAATGGCTGCTACTGCTACCCGTAATGTTTTTCTAAATTTAGCTGATAGTAATGGAAAGCTGGCAAAGGCGTTAGGTAAGCCCGTTAAAACATTGCCTGAGTTAGTTGAAGGATTGAAATCGCTAAAAGAAAAAGGGGTAGACTTGAATACTACTCTTGAATTAACTGATAAGCGTAGTGTTGCCGCTTTTAATGCCTTTCTCACCGCTGTTGATAAAATATTACCACTTAGAGAACAGATTACTGGTGTAGAACGTGAATTGGGCGATATGGCTCACACGATGGGAGATAATGTTCATGGAGCTCTTGCTAACTTATCTTCAGCATGGGAAGCGTTTATGCTTTCTTTCTCCGAGTCAACGGGACCTGCTAAGGAGTTTCTTAATTGGATGGCTGATAAAATAAGAGGTATCGCCAATGATTTGAAATCTCCTGAAGAAAAAATAGAAAAGATAGATTATAATTTTAGAACACTTGCAAAAAAAGATGCGAACAAAAAGTTATTGGAAGTAGAAAAAGATTTTCAGGCAGAATATAAGAGGCTTATTGATGCTGGTGATACAGAGGAACAAGCATACACAAAAGCTGTTATTCAAATGAAAAATAAACGTATTGAAGTAACGGCCCAAGAGAGAGAAGCTTTAAAACGGATGAAAACTCGTGCTCAATATGCAACATCAGAGTTTGAAGATATGTCTTGGATAAAGAATGGTGCTGCTAAAATGTTTGGCTATTACACATCGGAAGCAGAAAAAGCGGATAAGGCTCAGTTGGAATTTTCTAAAAACTTATTCAAAATAGCATCTAGCGATGAGTTTAATCGTGGACTTGATGTGATTGCAGAAAAGTTCCGTCCAAAGGGTAACGACAAAAATGGTTCAGGTATAACAGTCCTTACTGATAAAGAAAAACGTGAACAGGAAAAAGCTCTCAAAGAGAAGCTGAAAATTCATGAAACTTATCAGGAGTCAGAACTAGCTCTTATGGATGAGGGACTGGAGAAAGAACTTGCTAAAATTGGTGTTGCTTACTCGAAGAAGATTGCTGCCGTCAAGGGTAATAGCAAAGAGGAAATTGCTACACGTCAGAATTTAGCTAAGGAAATGCAGGAAAAGCTAGATGAGTTTACTATTAAGTATAATTCTGATCGTGAGAAGAAGGATGTTGAGAACGCTCTTGCTGTTGTAAAAAAGGGGTCCCAGGAAGAACTTGATTTGAAATTGCACCAGTTGGAATTGCAACGTGAAGCAGAAATTGATGCAGCGGAGAAAACTGGTGAAGATGTTTTTCTCATTGACGAAAAATATGCAAAAAAGAAACAAGAACTTTACGAAAGACATGCATCCGATCAGGTGCAATTAATAGCAGAGAATGCGGCGCATGAGCAGGAAATCCGGGATGCTGCATATGTTATGGATACGCTTGCTCTTAAAAAACAGTTAGCTTCTAAGGAAATAACCCAGCAAGAGTATGCAGAACTTGAGTATCAGTTAAAATTAGATTATGTACGTAAAACAACCGAAGCTGCAATTGATGCGTTGGAGTTGGAACTTCGAAACGAAAATTTGAGTGCAGAGGATAGGGCAAAGATTGCAGAGCAGTTACAGAAATTGAAAGCGGACCTTTCCCTGCAAGAAGCAGAAGCGGAAATAGATGCTATCAATAAAGTTACTAAAGCGGATGAGAAAGCACAGAAAGAACGTCAGAAGAACTTGAAAAAATGGCTTCAAACTGCATCTCAAGCTGTGGGAGCTATTGGAAACTTAGTCTCTTCTATTTATGATGGTCAGATTCAGAAAATAGAAGAAGAGCGGGAAGCTAATGAGGAAAAGTATGATGAGGATATTGAACGAATTGAGAATCTGGCAGAGTCTGGAGCTATATCCGAAGAGGAAGCGGAAGCGCGTAAACGGGCAGCAAAGGATCAGACAGAAGCCAAGAATAAGGAGTTGGAAAAACAAAAGCAAGAGATTGCCCATAAACAAGCTGTTTGGCATAAGGGAGTACAAGTTGCAGAAACTGGAATTGCAACAGCTCGTGGTATTATGGAAGCTTTCCAGTTAGGTCCGATTGCCGGTGCTGTAATGGCTGCTGTTATCGGGGCGATGGGGGCTATGCAAGTAGCAACAATTCTTGCCACTCCTATTCCTTCTTATGCAGAAGGTACTAAAGGTAATGATAGGCACCCCGGCGGTGCTGCTTTGGTTGGTGATGCCGGTAAACATGAAGTTATCATGTATTCCGGAAAAGCATGGATTACTCCTGATACTCCAACTTTAGTTGATATTCCTAAAGGTGCGCAAGTCTTTCCTGATGTTGATAAGGTAGATATCTCTAATTTTGATATGCCGGATTGGGACTTTCCTACATTTTCACCGACATATTTAGCATCCTCTTCCGGTAACACCATTGTTTTCAATGATTATTCCCGGTTAGAAAAAAGGGTTGATAGAACAAATCTCCTTTTAATGAAGAGTCTAAAAATGCAACGCCAAGATGCTTCTAACCGTGAATTTGAACTGTATAAGTTATCTAAACTGAAATAGTCATGATTGAAAGATTAAATCAGATAACATTGAATGATTTCATTGAGCTTTCATGTGGAAACTATGCTTGTTTGCTTTCGGATCGCGAATTTGTGTCAGAGAGCACGCTTAAAGAGATAGCATCTAAATTGCTCATTGAATACAGAAGTATTGTTAATCCTTCAAATATGAAGGCTATGGTAATGGACAAGGAGGATATGCTGAAAGAACGTGCCAAACTATTGAGCCTTCGTATATGTCAGACTCTTGTTTCTCTTGGCTTTTATGATGATGTTCGTCAGGTATTGGAACAACTAAATGTAGATTCTCGGAATATGAGTGATGAACAGGTAACATCGAAGATTGACTATTTGCTTCATTCTGCAATTTTTGAGCAAAAACGGAATGAGGAAAGACGCAGTGAGGAACATAAAGGAAATAAGGTTACTCCTGAACAAATTCGTTCTTCTTTCGATGCCGAGATTGCTTTTCTAATGACATTCTTTAAAATGAGTATTGATTCCCGCGTAATTAATGCTGCTGTCTATGCGAATATCGTTCATCAAGCTGATGTTGAAATATCGATCAGAAAAAGAAGCACATGATAATATTGGTATTACATATATGCTGTAATTCGATTAATTTTTAATTAAAGCGAATTATTTCATACAGTCGTTTGTACATCTCCTTTAGAATCACAAACGACTTTTTTATGAATAAAAAAAACAGCATCCATTGTATAAATAGGCATTTATACAATGTTTTATTGTCAGAATTACGTACATTAGAGACAAAGTGTAATCGGATAACAGCAGAAGTGTCCGAGGTAAAAAAAATGATTGCCTTATTGCCCCCCGATATAGGCACTCTTATTAGTTCAATCGAGCGTTCTGCTAAGGAAATGCACGAGCAAAGTATCATGCACCGGGAATACGTGGAAAGGTGCATTAATGGCGAACCGAAGATACACCTAATAAGGAGGGCTGACAATGGACTTTGAAAAGGAATTATCAGAAATATATCCTTGGATATTAAGGGTGGCAAGAAAATTCTGCTGTTCCATGCAAGATGCTGAAGATTTAGCCGGTGATACAGTTTATAAGCTACTTGTGAATCGTGATAAATTTGATTGTTCTAAACCACTTCAACCGTGGTGCCTTATTATAATGAGGAATACTTATATAATAAGATACAATAGAAATTCCCTTATACATTTTACAGGGCTTGATATGGTAGACGGAAGTGCCATTTCTAATTGTACAGCTCATTCAATACTGTTTGATGATTTGGTTTCCACAATACAACGGTGTGCTAAAAAATCCCGTTGTATTGATAGTGTGATGTATTATGCTAGTGGATATTCTTATGATGAGATAAGTGAAATCCTGAATATTCCTGTCGGAACTGTAAGAAGTCGTATTTCTTCTGCTCGGAAGTTTATACTTCACGAAATTGGGTATTGACGATTGATTAAGAGTGTATGGAAATAACTTTTTCATAAATATAGCAAAATAGTTATGTTTTTATTTGGCTGTTTATAGCAAAAACGCTATATTTGTATCGTCTTAAATAAACGGTCTTTTACATTATGAAGTACAATCAGTTTTTTGCGGAACTTACCGCAGCAGGTTGTTACGTTCTCAGACATGGGGCTAATCATGATATTTGGTATAGTCCCAAAACGGGAAACAAATTTGCCCTGTCAAGGCATGGCAAACAAGAAGTACCTACCGGAATGGAACGTAAAGCAAGAAAGGTTCTTTTGGGGGAGTAATCCCCCTACCTTTTTTGTTCATAGTTAGAGACTGTTTTTGTTGGGGCAATGGGGTACGGTAATAGTGCCGTACTCCTATTTTAATTCAATAGATATGAAAGTAACTGTAATCATGGAAAAGGCGAGCGATGGGTATTACTCATGCTTTGTTGAGGAAGATTTACCCGGATTTGGTTTGGCAGGGTATGGAAATACGGCAGAAGCAGCCAAAGAGGATATGATGAAAGCGTATGAGGAAATAAAGGAGATGCAGGCAGAAGAAGGCAAGGAAGTGCCAGAATTGGAGTTTATCTACAAATATGATATGCAGTCTTTCTTCAACTATTTCTCATTCCTGAATGTTACTAAGGTTGCAGAGTTGGCAGGTATCAATGCTTCATTGATGAGACAATATACTTCCGGTGTGACAGCAGCTGGACAAAAACAATATGATAAGATACGGGTAGCGGTGGAACGTATATCTAAAGAACTTTCCGCAGCTACTTTCTAAAGATAGTGTACCGCTGTGAAGCGAGACCGTTTTAAGACAAAGGCAGGCTCCGTTCCTTTATATATGGGTTCGGAGCTTTTTTATGAAAGTATTAATTTGTAAATTGAGAATGCAGAAAGTCATAATTATTTTATGCTTTATCTATTGCGTTGAAAAATAAGTAGTTATGTCTTGCTTTTGCAAAATGCAATTTTCAAGAATTTAGCCAATCGGGAAACCGGTTGGCTTTTTCTATATATTTGCTCGTGAACGTTCAAAAGGAGTTAAAATGCTTTGTAAATATGTACTTACCGTTGATAGTATTTCCTATGATATTCCCAAATCTTGTATTCAGAATTGGGATGAAATAAAGTTTTCCCGTAAACGCTCCAGACTTGAAGGAATAACTAGAACCTTTACTTCAAAATTCCAGTTTGTGGGAGAAGCCTATGATCTCATATTGGAGGAGTATTTGAGCAAATACCTGGCTTCTAATGCTAGTATCACTGTTTATACTATAACTAATTCTCATACTTATGAAGAATTCTTCAGTTGCCGACTGGATTTCGGTTCATTGACCTATGATGGAAATACTGTTTCTATTAATTCGATAGATGATAGTGTCGCTAATATCATAAAGGCTAACAAAGGAACGCAGTACGAATATTCGGTAGATGAGATAAAAGATGTATATCAGCTTTATTATGATTCTGTAAGTATGAATTATAGTCAACCGCATACATTAGGTGGTAATACTGTAGAAAATGATGCTTCTTTGCAATATATTGTAATTGACAAAGGAATATATGTAGAAGCTATAACATATTCGCTTCCCTTATATATTTCTGGTGGTGAACTTCCGTCACGGGATTCACCTCTTGAGTTTTATGATGCACCACAGGAATCGAAAGATGATCCAAATGTATTTGTTAAAGCCTTGTCCGACATTGATATAGTATTGAATTTTAGTTTTGAATACTATATCAGTTATAGTGATGCATATACAACTAAAGCTGAAATTGTTCTAGGTGGGCGTTACGAAGATGGTCGTTTAGTCGAGTTGAAAAGATGGGGGTATAATAAGGGGGATGTTACCCCAAGTAATCTGAATGAATCCATCAAGATTCATCTGACTAAAGGACAGGCTTTATTTTTTGATTTGAAGGTAACATTTAACAGAGTTAATGCTTCTACTGGCAATATTTATTTTCGTAATTTCAAATTTGAGACACGCTTTACTTCTCGAGCTAACCCTATCTATGTGGATGCAATAAGACCTATTGATGTGTTAAACCGATTGCTTAAAAGCATGAATGGTGGAAATGAAGGTATCTATGGTGAAATAGCTTCAGGTGCTGATGAAAGGTTAGATAATTGCGTGATATTAGCTGCTGAAAGTATTCGTGGAATCCCCCAAGCTAAGCTATATACTTCTTATACAAAGTTTAAAAACTGGATGGAAACAGTTTTTGGCTTTGTGCCTGTGATCAATGGTGTCACTGTTTTTTTTAAACACCGGGACAAATTGTTTAGTGATAACAATGTAAAGGATTTAAATAGCAGCTTTTCTAGTTTTGAGTATAAGGTTGATTCATCAAGAATATATTCTTTGGTTAGGGTAGGATATGATAAACAGGACTATGAAAGTATGAATGGTCGTGACGAATTCCGATTTACTACTGAATATACTACTGGCATTGATATAACTGATAATGTATTAGAGTTGATTAGCCCTTACCGTGCTGATGTTTATGGAATTGAATTCTTATCGCAAAAGAGAGGCCAAGATACAACGGATAGTGAAAGTGACAATGATGTGTTTTTTGTTTGTGCCAGTACTACATTACATGATAATGGCGGAGTACAAACATATAAAGAGTATAGGCTTATAAGGAGCGGTTGGGAAATAAGTGGCGTACTTGATCCTGAAACGATGTTTAATACCATGTATTGGCAAGGAGGCATATTGCAAGCAAATGCCGGCTATATTGGTATGTTCACTAAAAAACTATCTTATTCTTCTTCTGACGGTAATAGTGATGTTGTTGTCAATGGTATAGGAATGAAAGATGATTTTAACGTTGAAAGTGGTATTATAACTTGTGGAGATGTTTCATTCACAACTTATAATGAAGATATTCCACCAACAGATGATGAAACGATTAAAATCTTAAAAGATGATCTAGTTTACGAGGGCTACATCAAAGAGGTGAGTAGTACAGTTGAGAGAAACGAGGGAGTGAAGTATGATTTATTTGTCCGTTCAATAACAAAAGCCTAGAAATATGATTATAAGCCCGTTTACCCCACTGTTTTTTTCTCCGTCTACCGATAAATTTGGAGCGAAGAGTAAATATGTGCAATTATTCGCACGTACAGACAGGATTTTTGTTGAATTGATTTTGACAGCCAAAGAGCAGGAACCTATAGTATACATTAATAATCTTTTAAGTAATATATCTACACCTGTATCATTAAGCTCATGGAAGATGAATGATGATAAGATTCTTTATTTCTATAACATTTCATTGCTTCCATGTGGATACTATACTGTAACAGTTAATGGGAATACGAGTGAGATTTTTAAAGTTACGGACGATGAATGTGAGTTATCAGAAACCAGCCTTATTCAGTATTCAATGAAAGATAATAAGCAGCGTCTTGATGCTGTCTGGTGGATAGATGGGATGCAATACTTTTTTGATTTTCGCGTTCCTGGTGGTTTCAAAGATAACGGATGGACGTTCGGTGTGGATAATGAGCAGTTCGTGACCTCTGATGAGGATATTGTTGAGCTATTCAGCCACGAATATACAACAGTATTATTCACGCTTGGAAATGGGATGGGATGCCCTGTGTGGTTTGCTGAATTATTGAATCGTGTCTTATGCTGTAATTACGTCTACTTTGATGGTGTTCGATATACCAGAAAGGAAAGTAATGTTCCGGAACTTAACCAGCAAATAGAGGGATTGAAGAGTTTTGTGTTCAATCAAATGTTACAGAAGGTAAGAACGATGAATCCAGTTTTGGAGTGGAATAACCAGCTTGCTATGAGGTGTGTACAAAGCGGTGCTTATAGGATAGCAGATGATGAAGGAATGCGTAGTATCAAGTATGGTTCAGAAAGTGAGGTTGCAGAGGTCGGAGCATATATCAATATGACTAAGGCTATTCCTAATACTGGAGTTTCTATTAATAGTGATACTATGGTTACTGTCAACAGTATTCATCACCCAGGTGTTGATGAAAATTCATATTGGGATTTGATTGCAATCAAGACGACTGACATAGATAACAAGTATATTGGTAGAAGAGGTTACGGTAAACTTACAGTTAATGGACTGGATAGACTAAAGAACGATTTGGACAACGGTTCGATAAATTTGCGTGCTGTACTATATAAAGGAGATTCGTATACTAACCTCATTGAAGGGAATGTAATCAGTAGGGATGGTGTATGTGTCTTGAAAGGTATTAACGGTGGAGATATTGGTGCTCTGAAGGAGTTCCAACTTTATCTTGATAATGTCTATGATTGCGACATAGATAATCTTGGTATGACCATTGAGCTTGTATGGGTATATGAAAATGATTAAAAAAGAGAATTATGACAGAAACAGAAAAACAACAGATTATTAGCCTTGTGTTACAAGCGTTGAAGACAAACAGTCTTACAATAGAGCAACTGACTGATACAACAGAGCTATCCAAAGATATGTACGTTGAAGTTAGTGGCGGTCGGAAAATATCTATTGATTTACTTTCAAGTACCATTGCTAAAATGGTGAATGGTGATTTTGATGCATTAGTGGAGAATGTCAATAAGATTGCAAAAGATTTATCGGATGGAGACGCCGAGTTATTGAAACGTATAACAGGAGTGTCTGATAAATCCAATCCTTTGACTGACCCATTTAAAAGTATTGGCTCTTTTACTACTATTGGTAGCTTTAAAGATAAATTAAAAACAATGTATTCCGGGGATTCTTCTATTGGGAATTATCGGTGTATTTTGTCTGTTGATTCGTCTAAGATTCCTGTAAATATACAAATTGAACGGTTGGAGCTTAATAAGGTTTGTCAATCATTCACTTCGTGTATACAACTGGCTACCATGTCAGACAATGCCGAAGGTGTATATTTAGGTACAGTTTGTACAATCTCACGAATAGGTATTGTTTCCAATGAGAGTGTTACATGGGGCAAATGGACCTCTGTAATAAATGACTTTGAGGAAAGGATAGGAAAAGCGAACGGTATCGCTCCTTTGAACGAAGAAAGTAAAGTTCCTTCTGAATGTCTGCCTGAACCGTTGTCTCTTGGGGAAGGTGAAGAAGAAGCTTTCCCCGGCAACCGTGGAAAGTCTTTGGAAGATACAATGAAAAATATCCCTTCCGATATAATCAAACCGGGTTCTTTCTCCGTCCTGTCTGACGCTTCCTATCTCAATGTGTATTTTAAGAAAGTGTCCAAAACAACCGGTAAAGAAACGGATGACAGCTTCCGTCTGCCTTCTGCTACCCTTGAACAAGCCGGCCTTTTGTCCGCCGAGGATAAGCAAGCCCTTGAGGATATGAAGAGCGGCACGCCCGCTGACGATGTAACACACCCCATCGTCATTGTTGATGAGATCCGCCCATTGAAAGACGGCTACTATACCCTTGAAACCGCTATTGCCGCCATTGTCTCCTATCAACAGGAATCTGGCGTCAAATATGAGCGAACGGGTCTCATCATTACTTACAAAACAGGCGAGTATGAAATGGAAACCCGGCAGTTCCAGGGTGCTGTGTCCGATTTTGCGACCCCTTCTCTTTGGAAACCCTTCGGGAATGGTGGCGGCGGTTCCGTTGTTGAAACTTCCGATGAACCGGCGGAAGGGGGAAAGGACGCCTTTTCAACTGGTGGCGCCTATGCCTATGTTCCGGCCAACCTCGACGTAAACGTGGAAACAGAAGGCATTGTAAAACTTCAGATGAAGAACGCTGCCGGTGAAACCCTTGGCGATGAAGTGCAGTTCGCTATCGGCACGGGTGGCGGCGGTCAAACTGGTGGTACCATTGTTGCCATTGCTTTCCAGTCGACACCTGTCTATGGCTCTTACGGCTCCACGCTACGAACCTTTGCCGCCATTCGTTCCGTGACCTCGAACGGTGTCGAATCCTTTGACAACCTGATTGAGAAACTGGAACTCGTAGACCGTGAAAGCGGGCTTACCGTCTGGACTGAAACCGTCAACAAAGCATCTTCCGGTGACATGAAGGACTTCTCCTTTGAACTGGACTTCACCACATACTTTACGGCTGCCGGTACTCGGAAATTCAAGCTGATAGCCACTGACGAAAGCGGCAACACCGGTTCCAAGAATGTCAATGTAACAGCTGTTGATATTACCTGTACCTGTGTGCAGGTGCTCAACTATACCCCTGAAACTCTGCTTACTCCGACAACTGAAAGTTTCAGCCTTCCACTCTATAAGTTCGGCAACAACACCTCTGATAAAGGTATCAGTGCCCAGGTTGACATCAAGATTAACGGTGAATGGCAATCCCTGTCTACCGCCGTTGTCAATGATAACTACTCGCACTCTGTCGTAATCCGTCCTGCTTCCCTCGGCTTAGAACACGGTACCTATCCCTTGCGCATCCAAGGAACGGATGTCGCATCCGGAGTGAAAGGAAATGTTATTTACACGGCTGTCATGGTAATTGACCCGAATAGTTCTACACCTCTTGTCGCCTTGAGATACGATGATAAAAACGGTGGAGTAGTCCGACTGTATGAAACCGTAGAACTTGATGTTGCCTGTTATGACCCGTTGGAAATGACTTCACCCGTCAGCGTGAAAGCCAATGACGTGCAAGTAACACAAATTGCTGCCAGTCGTAACAAAACCTATCAGGTCAAACAACAACTGCAGGGCTACAAGGCTGACGGCACCGATACGGTCAACTATACCGCCGTATGCAAGGACGTGACTAGCGAACCTGTCCGGGTGACAGTTAGCGGTTCCGCCATTGACGCCGCCATAAAAGAAGGCGCCATCTATAACTTTGACTTCTCATCCCGTACCAATCAGGAAACTGACCATAGCATTGTCAGCGGTAATTATGAAATGAAAGTGGACGGTGCCAACTGGACTACCAACGGTTTTGGCACATTCTTGGGTGAGAACTGCCTTCGCGTAGCCGAGAATGTGGGCGTGTCATTAAACCATGCCCCGTTTGCCGGCTCGTCCATCGAATCCAACGGTGCCGCCATCCAGTTCGCTTTCGCTTCCAAGAACGTGACCGATGATGATGCCCTGCTCCTTAGCTGCTATGACGAAACGTCCGGTGCCGGCTTCTATGTCACCGGCCGGGTGGTCGGCATCTTCTGTAACAATGGCGTTTCCCGTCGTGAAGAACGCGCCTATCGACAGGGTGAAAAGATAACCGTAGCCGTGGTTGTTGAACCTGCAAGCAACTACGTTGAACGTGACGGCACACGGTATTCCATGATGAAACTCTTCCTCAACGGTGAGGAAGTCGCCTGCCTTGGTTATGTTCCGGGCGGCGGCTCCCTGATTCAGACCAAGTATATAACGATGGACGGCAAACTGGGTGATTTGTATCTTTATTACATGATGGCCTGGAACTCCTATATGGAATGGGCACAGGCGTTCAAGAACTACCTTGTCCGTCTGACCGATACAGAGGTAATGGTGAAGGAATACGCCTTTGAGGACGTCCTTAAAAGCCAGACAGCCGAGGGTAGTACCCAAAGCCGCCCGTCAGCTGCCGAAATCTATTCACGCGGTATGCCTTACATTGTCGAATGCCCCTATGAAGGCTCCGATATAGAAGCACTGGACGGCACCACTTCCACTAGTACGAAGATATACATCACGCTCTATTACTTTGACCCCGAACGCCCGTGGCGTAATTTCAAGGCCGTGAGTGTCCAAACCCGCAACCAGGGAACCACCTCTGCCAAACGCCCGGTAAAGAATAAACGCTACTACCTCGCCAAGAGTAAAGGCAAAAACAAGGACACTCGAATCATACTACTTAATCCGGACGATACGACGGAGGAAGGACGCCGTGCAATAGCCTTGGCTGCCATCAACAAAGTACAGGTCGGTGATAATACAATCCCGGTCGATGTCATTACCGTAAAAGTCGATTACTCCGATTCCGGCAATGCGAACGACTGCGGCGCCTGTGAAATGATGAACGTTACATACCGTGCCTTGGGTGGTAACTATATGACACCTGTCCAACGTGCATTTGACGGAACATTTGACAGCGGTGACTTGCATATCGAAGGCTTGCAGATGAACCACTCCACCGCCAATCACCCGGTAGCCACCTATCGGTGTAAGGATGACAGCCTGCAAAACGTCTATTTCCATGCCAAAGGCAACTGGAAAGAAGACAAAGGGGAACAGTTCGCCCTCGGTTTCAAAGATACCCCCGGCTATAATAAAGGTTGCCTGAATTATGGTGACTTCATAGAGTTCTTCGGTACTCCTGACGAAACTTTAGACGCAATTGAGATACGCTTCAAACAGACTGACGGACTCGATACGGACAGCGTGTACCTGCTTTCCCTATATTGCGGTAGTTCGTACCGAATAATGAGGTATCAGGACGGCTCATGGAAAAAGCAGTCCGGTTCCATGAAGTATGAAAACGGCAAATGGAATGTCACCGGTGATGTCCTTAATCCCGTTGAAGGCTTCGAACTTCTTAATTACCAAGGTATGGACTGGTTTCAGGGCGTCGGTTCTGTTCAGGATATGATGGCCATGAAAACGGACAAGTCCTCATGGGTTCAAAAACTCGTGGATAACGGAACTATCTCTGCTGATACCTTCCCGGCATGGACTTACTACTTTGAATCGCTTGTCGATGATGACCAGCTCGCCATTGATTACGCTTTGGGTAAGAAAGTGCCCTATAACCTCTACCGATGGTTGCGCTTCTGTGATTCCTGCGATTACTCCAAAGGCGGGAACTGGCAAAGAACATGGAAGGAAAACCTGTATAAATACGCCTGCCCAGAAAGTGTCTTGAGTTATGACATCTTCACCGACTACCTTGCCGCCACTGACCAACGCGCCAAGAATATGCAGCCGATGTGGTTCTTGGAAGAGTATGCTTCCGTAACAGACGGTGTGTACAGCTCCGAGGATGCCATGCGCATGTACCTGAATAAAATCTATGACTGCGATACGCTCAATAGCAAGGACAACGACGGTGGTTGCACGGTTGACGCCGAGGTGGACCCCAACCGGACGAGCGATGAAACATTCACTAACCCTTATGCTGGCTACGGCTCCGTTCTGTTTAATAACATCTATCTCCAGCAAGTAGTGTGGACTGACTCATCCGGTACGGAACTCTCCCTGCGTACCGTTGCCGCCGCCATGCGTAACGTTCAGGCGACCATTGACGGCGTCACCCTGCACCCGTTCTCACCCGAAGGAGCTACGCATTTCTTCATTGACAAACGGCTCAAAAAATGGCAGAAACTGGTTAGTTCTTACGACGGTGAACGGAAATACATCTCCTATACCGCCACCTCTGATGCTATTTACTTCTATGCCCTGCAAGGTCTTGGACTTACCGCCCTTCCGTCTTTCATCGAAAGACGTTGGCGTATTCGTGACGGCTATTTCCAAACCGGTGATTTCTTCAGCGGTGTAATTTCCGGGCGCGTATCTTCCAAATCAAACGCCACCATCCGGATTGTCGCTGCTAAAAACGGTTACTTCGGTGTCGGCAATGACGCTAGCGGCAACCTTTCCGAAAGCTGCTTCCTTGAAGCGGGCGAAGAATATGTATTCACCAACTTCTCACATGAGGAAGGCGCCTTGCTGTATATCTATCAGGCTGACCGCATGAAGTTGCTCGACCTGTCTGAAATCTCCCTGTCAAGTACGGTGAGCTTCTCCGCCATGCAACTTGTGGAAACCCTTATCTTGGGCTCTGACACCCATACAGAACAATCCATCGGTTCTTACGCACCGCTTACCTCGCTGAACTGCGGCGAAATGCCCTTCCTCGTATCACTCGATATCCGGAACACACAAATCGCTACGCTCGTTACCGACAAATGCCCACGTATCGCCCATATCAATGCGTCCGGTAGCAAACTGGAGAACATCACTCTTGCAGAGACTTCTCCGATTAATGACATCTCTCTTCCACCAACAATGACAAGCCTCCGTTTTGTCGGTCTTCCTGAACTGACCTATACAGGTCTTTCCGCCCCGTCCGGCCTGCAAATAGAATCCATGCCGAACGTCCAACGCCTGCGTCTTGAAACGTCGCCTAAACTTGACGCCATTCAGATGCTCCGTGACGTCCTCGCTTCACAAACGGCATCCCGTAAACTTTCCATGCTCCGTATCTCGAACATGACCCTGAAGGCTGACGGCTCCGAGCTTCTTGCCATTCTCGAATATGGAGTTGCCGGAATGGATGAGGACGGCAACAGACAGGATAAACCGGTAGTCAACGGCACGTATGAACTGACAGTTATCCGTGAAACGGATGAAATCGAATCCCTTGAATCCGGTATCGACGGCCTTGTCATCCTTACCGTCATAGATGCCTACATCGACCTGATCAACTGGTTCAATAATGAGTCTTATGGCGGGGAACCGTACTACGATAACGTAACGCTGGACAACATCAATGAAGTCCTTGAATATTATAACGGCGAAACCTACGAAGAATATCTCGAACGGTTTGCTGAAGACAATATGGATATTAATGATTTAATTAACAAGTAACTATGACGAATGAACAAAGCGCAACGCTGCTTCGCTTGAATAAACAGGCACAAGTGGCAGCACTGAACGCCGTGGGCTTCTCGGATGTCACCGAGAATTCCCGCGCATCTGAATTTGGACAACGTATCAAGTGGGCCGCCGGTCTGCTTGATCTGCATCTTGCCTGTAATCGTATTTCGGATAACTCCAAGGCATACTTTACTGCTGCCGAATGGAACTCCCTTACGCTCGCTAATAAGCAACTGTATATCAAACGCGGGCTTCGTATCCGTGCCCATGGACACTCCTTCGTAATCGCCGCCCAGGAGTGCTATAATGCCGATATGACTACTACCTTCTATTGGGGCGGTCAGGGTAAAGCCATAGACGGCCTGAACCAAAAAGGACTGGGTGCCATGTACGGCTGCTTCACGGGTGAGGAAGATACCGACCTGATTATCACCGGCCTGAAAGACCAAAACAATAGCGGTGTAATCGGTGCGCCGGCTGCCGAAGCCGCCCGTGCATACCGTGCCTACACTTTGGAAAGTGACGGTATCGAGGATGAATCCAACTGGTTCCTTCCTTCATCCGGCCAAATGCTTCTGATGTACCGCTACCGCGATAAAATCAATGAGATGATGCGTACCTTTTGGAGTAGTGACAGTATGCTGATGACTGATAAATACTACTGGTCATCAACAATTTGGGATACTAACTCCGCCTGGGCGTTCGAACTGAATACCGGGCGTATTACGAATCAAAACAAAAATTCAGCCCTTCTTCATGTGAGAGCTGTTGCTTCCGAATAGTATTAACTTAATATTATACAATAAAATGGATAAAAATATCGCCAGCGCCATGCTTCTGCGCTTGAATAAACAAGACCAGATAGAAGCCTTAAAATCAATAGGTTTTACAACCGTGAATGAAAACACCCCCGCAAGCGACATCGCCAAATATATGCAATGGTCAGGTACGCTTCTTGACCTTTCTTTGGCTGCTCTTCGAATTGAAGACGGTGAACAAGTCTTTTTCACGGCTTCTGAATGGAACTCCATGAGTGCGAATAATCGCTCCAAGTATATCCGTATCGGCATCCGACTTCGCGCCGAATGCCACCAGTTCATTATCGCCAAAAGCGACTGCGTTGACGCAGGCGGCAATAAAACGTTCAAATGGGGTGGCTATGGAACTGACCTACGCGGCCTGAAAAACTACGGCAGTGGTAACCAAGGACTCTATGATACCTTCGACGGCAAGGAAAATACCGATGTTATAATAGAAACCCTTGCAGGCGTCAAGGACACCCAGGGAACTGTCGGCGCCCCTGCCGCCGAAGTTGCCAGAGCCTATAAAGCCTGTACGCTTGAATCTGACGGAATTGAAGATACAACCGTGTGGAACCTGCCCGCATTGGGTGAACTTATGCTTATGGCCAAGTATAAAACCGAAATCAATGAGCTCATAACTTCTATGTTTGGCAATCAAAATATATTTACAAACGACTGGTATTGGTCTAGTACCGAATATGACGCTTCCAGCAGTTGGCTCGTGATCTTCAACAGCGGCAGCGT